TTCTTTGTCGTGTTGGGTCTTGAGGATTAAAGTTTCTTCTAATAGATAAAACTTGTTGTTTACCCTCTTCAACAGTTACAATATATGGAAGTTTAATTCCTGTTGCTTCACCTGTTTCTGGATTCATATCTTGGAAACCATCTAAGTCAAGTTCAACATGACATTCTAGTAATGTAAATACTTCATCTTTATTTGTTGTAGATACACCTTCTAAATCATTTTTCTCTGTTTTAATTTCATCTTCGCTATAAGCAGGTGTACCTAATTCTACATCAAGATAAAAACCACCTACTTGTAATTTTCTCATTTCATTAGCAGGCATTTTAAGTACATGAATAATTGTATCAGCATCTTCTAGAGAAGTTGCACTATAGGGAACAACTAAATCTTCAGCAGGTACAAATTTAGAAACACAACGACCCATTGTTTGATCATAATAAACTTTTTTAAAAGCAGAACCAGCAAGTGGTAAATTAAATAACATCTGATCAAACTCAGGTTCGTACTCTTTCATTTCACACATCAATTGATAATTCATAAATTCTTTTACACGTTCTGCTTGATCACTTTTTAATTTGTCTGGTTTGCCAATTACACGTGTTCTAACTGGACCATCTGCAGGTAATAATTCTTTATAAGCTAATGATTGAAACTGAGTTACAGCTTCTGCTAATACTGGATGTGTTGCGCCTGATGCACCTTGGAAAGGTTCTGTTCTATCTTCATATTTAAAACCAAGTAGGTCTAAACCTTTTACATAAGCTTGCTCCCAATCATCCCTTGATGATTTGAAGTCTTCATAGTTTTGTGTCATCTCAGAACCAATTGGATCTAAAACACCCGGCTCTAAAAACTCAGCTAAGTTTGCGTTAGGGTCGGTACCTGCACCTTGCTGCATGGACATTGCTTGCGGATCAAAATCTATCTCCATTCCACCATCTTCTGTTGGTGTCATTTCAATTGGACCTTTTTGCGCTTCTTCTGGTAATTGAATCTCTTGTGCTTGTTCCTCTGGACCAGGGAGATCTACTTTAGTTCTTATCTGGTTAGGTAATGTTTTATCTATTGTTGCCATTATGCTGATTTCCTTTTAAATAATGTTCCAACTCCGCCGCCTCTGTTATAACCTACTCTTCCACCTTTTTCTAAGTCATCTATAACATCAGGGTTAACTTGTTCTTTCCTAAATTTTTCTGCGGCTTCATCTAATTTTTTTCCTGGTGATTTTACAAGATTAGACCATGATTTTACGCCTCCTTGTAAGTCATCTATGCCACCAAAGTTTTCAATATCATATTGCTCACCTTTTGCAAACTCCCCTGCTTCAAATGTACCTTTGTCATTAACTTTAACAGAATGTTCTCCCATTAGTTCGGGTGAAGTATCTTTATTTCCAAGAAAGCCACCTCTTTCTTCAGCTCTTGCAGCTGACTGAGTTTGTGCGGATGCATCAAAAGTAGGTTGTTCTGTTACTATTCCTCGTTCCCCTATTTCATTAGTTCTAACTATATTTTCTCCTGGAGTGTATTCTAAGGATACTTGTTGAAATTCATCACCACGACCATTAATGGTAACAGCACCAGTTGCTTCATCTTCATACAATCTAATTTCTCCACCAGGCAAACTTTTATCTTTTAAAACGTAAACAGCTTCTGTATCACCGCCGCTTGTAAAATCTCCATAGTCAGGTCCTCTTGTTTTTGTACCTTGAGTTCTAATTTTATTTACAAGTGAAGGAAACCATATAGGCATTCCATCTGCAGCCATAGGTACTTTAGTTGCACCTTTTGTTAAAACCTGCTCTGCAATTTCTTTTACTCCTCTTGGTGCAAATAATGATGCGACACCTGCTCCAAGCATTTTTAAAAAGTCACGACGACTAGTTGGAAATTTTTTACCATCTTTAAATCCAATACGACCACCCTTTGCATTTAGTGATCTACCAAATGGTGAATTATATACACCTGTTCTTATTGATTCATGAAAAGCTGCTTTCACTTCTTCTAATATTTTTCTAGCTTCATCTACTTCCCCCTGTGTTGTTGCTCGTTCTGCCATTTCTACTGCACGTCCCATGTCTATTTCCGCTTGATCAACACTAGATGTAAGAACTTTTTCAAGATTCCCCGATTCCGCTAATTGATGCATTTGTCCACCTTGTAAAGGATCCATGATCTCTTTTAATTTTCTTGCTTCTGCTAAAACCTCTTCCATGTTATTTGAATTAGCGATAATATCAAAATTAACACTACTAGTATCAACTCCAAGCTGGTCTAGCGCTTTTTTTACATCCATAGACTGTGATCTAGTTAGTTCTAATTTTTTTGCTAATTCTTCTGAGTCTTGAGCTAACTGTTTTTGTATCTCACCAAGGCCTGTATTTTCCATAATGTCTTTTGTCTCAAGCTCTTCTATTATATCATCTATAAAATTTTGCTTATTTACTTCACCATAATTTACATTTACATCTATAATTCTTTCTATTGCTTCTTCATCATCAATACTTATTCTTTTCGGATCATTTGGTGCATATCCAGCATTAACATAATCAACTATTGCTTCTTTTATTTGTTGTTCTGATCTACCTGAAGCTTTTTCTAGTTGTTGTATAAAAGGATTTTTAAACATTAATGCTGTTTCTGTTACTGGTTCAAAGGTTGGACTCCTCACAGGTTTTCCAGTTGCTTCTTCACTTAGTTCTTGTACAAGGTCTGCTATTGATTTACCTTCTACATCGGGCATACCTGGGGCGTTTGCAGACGCTGGGTAACCATAACCTCTTTCCTTAATAGAAAACTCATCAAGGGTCATTGTTTCATCAGCACCTTGTTCAAAATATTTTTCACGTATAGCCTCATCAGAAAAATCACCAAGACCTTTTCTTTTTTGCATTTCTGTAAATGATTCTGGGTTGTAACTGTATATCTTAGTTTCAAGTTCCCCCTCTGGTGTTACAACTTCACCTTGTGGTTTAACTTCACCTGGTTTAGTTGTTGGGTCGTACTCTCCATAAGGAGTATCTGTTTTTTTTACTTCTTCTACTTGCTCTACAGGTAATTGGTTTCTAAAATCCTGAGCAGCTTCATCTAGCTTCGAAAGTGCTTCTTGAGCTTTACCCGATTGTGCAATACCACTATCGGCACCTTTCATTAAACTAGCCAGCCATTTTCTAAATTTCTCGAGCATCAATAATATGTCCTTCGTTGTTGTGGCAACTCTTCATCCTCGTAGTCTTCGGGGTGTTCAACGAAACCACCTTGTCTAAATCTCATTACGGCTTGAGTCATACTATCCACAAGATCATCATGATCACCAAGTGGAAATGCAGCGCATTCCTCAATTACCTCATCAGCGAATTTACGGTCTGGATACCAAACCATACCTGCCTCAAAAATTGGTGCGACAGCATTCACTCTTGTATGTTTATCATTTCCTTTACTAGGTGTAAAGTTAATAACCGGTATCCCCATCTTACGTAATTCATAGGTTAAAGGCAAGCCTGAAGCTTTTGCTTCCACGATCACCGTTTCTGGCTTCCAATAATCATATTCTTTTTTAGCAACTCTTCTTAGCTCTGGAAACTCGTATCTGTCTTTTTTAGCGTCTAGTAGAATTAAATGAGCTTCGCGATCCTCGTTTGGGTAAAAAACTCCCCATGTTGTAATAGCAGAATAGTCAGCTGTTTCTTTCTTCATGAATGCCGTATCGTAGGATTGGATAACATGTGCAAGTGGTGGTAGCTTTTCTTTAGGCCATTTCTTCCACCATTCACGTTTTATAATAGCACCTTCTGATGCGGTTGGGTTTTGTTGATATTGAGCATTCCATTTACCGATTGCAACAGAGGCTTTAACAGATTCTAATTCCTCTAGCTTCCAATATCCCGGCCAAACAGGTTTACCACTTGGCATGATAGCAGGAAATTCTATTACTTCCCATTGGTCCGCTTTAGGTTCTGATTGTGCTTTTAAAAGTTTTCCTGTTAGGTCTGCAACATTCCATCTAGTCATAACTAAAATAATTCTACCACCAGGTTGGAGCCTTTGTCGTGGACCTGAAGTATACCATTCCCAAGCGCGGTCAAACGATGCCATATTCATAGCATCTTGTTCAGAGTGTGGATCGTCAATAATCATAAGATCCGCACCACGACCTGTAATTGAACCACCAACACCTGATGCATAATATTCACCACCTTGATCGGTTTCCCATTTACCAGCAGCTTTAGAATCTTCCCTTAAACGTGTATTAAATATTTTTTTATAATCTTCACTATCCATGATTGTTTTTGCTTTCCTACCGAAACGTACAGCAAGCTCCGCGTTATGTGTTGCTTGTATAATTTTTAATGTAGGTTTATTTCCAATCATCCATGCAGGAAGTAGATTAGATGCAAATTCAGATTTAGTATGACGAGGTGCCATATTGATAATTAATCGTTTGATCTCGCCTCGCGCGACTTTGTTAAATTTATCAGCCATAATTTTATGATGTTCACCTTCTATAAACTCAGGCCAAATGTATTTTACAAACGCCATAAAATCATCGCGGACACTTTGATCTTTCTTTTTCTGATCAAGCAATAAAGCTGCTTGCAAGTATTCTTTTTTTGTATCTGGTGGAAGACTGTCTATTTGTTCGGGTGTTAGCATTTGAAAAAAAATTCTGAAAAATTTTTGCAACTCTGTTTTTTCGATTAAAATGATTTTACGCTAAATAAACGTATGAATCAAGGCAATATGTGGTATCCATTGGGACCCCTATATACAACATCTGGGGTATGGGGTGGGGGGTTGGCTTCTTTATTTCTTGACAAAAGGTACCGAATATATGTAATGTGGGATATTAACAGAAAGGAAAAAGATATGAATAGAAAAGAACTAACTAAATTATGTAATGATATTACATTAGCATTAGTGCAACCTGTGATGATTAAGTCTGGTTATCAATGTAATGATTGTGGTACATACAATAAACCTGACTATATGTTTAATGAGAAGAAATGCATGGACTGTATTACTCTTGAAGAAGCTGAAGAGAGAGGAGTATAGTTATGTGGTTTATTGTACCTGTTGTATTACTTAATGTATTAGGAGTAATGCTTACATTCATTGGTCAACCTGTTTTTGGATTGGCTCTATGTGGTCTGTCATTCCTATACATTGCTAAATGTTTTCTCGATTAACTCCAACGCCCTGTGTTCTGCAGGGCTACTACCTCATATAATCCTAGCGACAAGCGACAAGCGACAAGCACCAAGCGACAAGCACCAAGCCTGCAAGCCTGCAAGGTCATCGCTCCCGTGAGTCTCGGTCAAAGATATGAAAGCAGGGAGCGATGATAATATTAGGACTTACAGATATAATCTACCATGCCTAATAAACTAATTAGCTAGAGATTGGTCAGTTGATACAACAACTGTATCGTACTTTAATCTCTCAGCAATCTTCTGTTCTCTCGTCATAGTTCTGTTCTTCATACCTTTCAACATACTAGCGAGATTTTGTGGGTTGTAGAT